AACGGCTGGGAGACGGCGACAGAGCTTGTTGAAGATACGCAGGCCATTGCCCGTTACGGTCGTAATGTCACGAAGATGGATGCCTTTGGCTGTACCAGCCGGGGGCAGGCACACCGCGCCGGGCTGTGGCTGATTAAAACGGAACTGCTGGAAACGCAGACCGTGGATTTCAGCGTGGGCGCAGAAGGGCTTCGCCATGTGCCGGGCGATGTTATTGAAATCTGCGATGATGACTATGCCGGTATCAGCACCGGTGGTCGCGTGCTGGCGGTGAACAGCCAGACCCGGACGCTGACGCTCGACCGTGAAATCACGCTGCCATCCTCCGGTACCACGCTGATAAGCCTGGTTGACGGAAGTGGCAATCCGGTCAGCGTGGAGGTTCAGTCCGTCACCGACGGCGTGAAGGTAAAAGTGAGCCGTGTTCCTGACGGTGTTGCTGAATACAGCGTATGGGGGCTGAAGCTGCCGACGCTGCGCCAGCGACTGTTCCGCTGCGTGAGTATCCGTGAGAACGACGACGGCACGTATGCCATCACCGCCGTGCAGCATGTGCCGGAAAAAGAGGCCATCGTGGATAACGGGGCGCACTTTGACGGCGAACAGAGTGGCACGGTGAATGGTGTCACGCCGCCAGCGGTGCAGCACCTGACCGCAGAAGTCACTGCAGACAGCGGGGAATATCAGGTGCTGGCGCGATGGGACACACCGAAGGTGGTGAAGGGCGTGAGCTTCCTGCTTCGCCTGACCGTGGCAGCGGATGACGGCAGTGAGCGGCTGGTCAGCACGGCCCGGACGACGGAAACCACATACCGCTTCACGCAACTGGCGCTGGGAAACTACAGGCTGACAGTCCGGGCGGCAAATGCCTGGGGGCAGCAGGGCGATCCGGCATCGGTATCGTTCCGTATTGCCGCACCGGCAGCGCCGTCGCGGATTGAGCTGACGCCGGGCTATTTTCAGATAACCGCCACGCCCCATCTTGCCGTTTATGATCCGACGGTACAGTTTGAGTTCTGGTTCTCGGAAAAGCGGATTGCAGATATCAGGCAGGTTGAAACCACAGCACGCTATCTTGGCACGGCGCTGTACTGGATAGCCGCCAGTATCAATATCAAACCGGGCCATGATTATTATTTTTACATTCGCAGTGTGAACACCGTTGGCAAATCGGCATTTGTGGAGGCTGTTGGCCAGCCGAGTGATGATGCATCCGGCTATCTGGATTTTTTCAAAGGAGAGATAGGGAAAACCCATCTGGCTCAGGAGTTGTGGACGCAGATTGATAACGGTCAGCTTGCGCCTGACCTGGCTGAAATCAGGACGTCCATTACGGATGTCAGCAATGAAATCACGCAGACCGTCAATAAGAAACTGGAAGACCAGAGTGCAGCGATCCAGCAGATACAGAAGGTTCAGGTTGATACAAATAATAACCTGAACAGCATGTGGGCTGTGAAGCTGCAGCAGATGCAGGACGGACGCCTTTATATCGCGGGTATTGGTGCCGGTATTGAGAATACCCCTGACGGTATGCAGAGTCAGGTGCTGCTGGCGGCGGACAGGATTGCGATGGTTAATCCTGCGAATGGCAACACAAAGCCGATGTTTGTTGGTCAGGGCGATCAGATATTTATGAATGAAGTGTTCCTGAAATATCTGACGGCTCCCACCATTACCAGCGGCGGTAATCCTCCGGCATTTTCCCTGACACCGGACGGGCGGCTGACGGCGAAAAATGCCGATATCAGCGGTAACGTGAATGCGAACTCCGGGACGCTCAACAACGTCACGATTAACGAGAACTGCCGGGTTCTGGGAAAACTGTCCGCGAACCAGATTGAAGGCGATCTCGTTAAAACAGTGGGCAAAGCTTTCCCCCGGGACTCCCGTGCACCGGAACGGTGGCCATCAGGGACCATTACCGTCAGGATTTATGACGATCAGCCGTTTGACCGGCAGATTGTTATTCCGGCGGTGGCATTCAGCGGCGCTAAACATGAGAGAGAGCATACTGATATTTACTCCTCATGCCGTCTGATAGTGCGGAAAAACGGTGCTGAAATTTATAACCGTACCGCGCTGGATAATACGCTGATTTACAGTGGCGTTATTGATATGCCTGCCGGTCACGGTCACATGACGCTGGAGTTTTCGGTGTCAGCATGGCTGGTAAATGACTGGTATCCCACAGCAAGTATCAGCGATTTGCTGGTTGTGGTGATGAAGAAAGCCACCGCAGGCATCAGTATCAGCTGAATTTTATAACCCCAATACGGGCGTCAGAAATGACGCCTTTTTTATTGCAGAAAAGCGAGAGGTAATTATGCGTAAATTATGTGCTGTTATTCTGTCCGCAGTAGTCTGGCTGGTTGCCGCTGGTACGCCAGCGAGCGCAGCAGAGCATCAGTCCACACTAAGCGCCGGGTATCTTCAGACCCATACTGATATGCCAGGCAGCGATGACCTGAAGGGCATTAACGTGAAATACCGTTATGAATTTACGGACACGCTGGGGCTGGTGACGTCATTCAGCTATGCAGGAGACAAGAATCGCCAGCTTACCCGTTACAGCGATACCCGCAGGCATGAAGATTCCGTTCGTAACCGCTGGTTCAGCGTGATGGCGGGGCCATCTGTACGCGTGAATGAATGGTTCAGTGCTTATGCGATGGCAGGTGTGGCTTACAGCCGTGTTTCGACGTTCTCCGGGGATTATCTCCGCGTAACTGACAACAAGGGGAAAACGCACGATGTGCTGACCGGAAGTGATGACGATCGCCACAGCAACACGTCTCTGGCGTGGGGAGCTGGCGTGCAGTTTAACCCGACCGAATCCGTGGCCATTGATATTGCTTATGAAGGTTCCGGCAGTGGCGACTGGCGTACTGACGGTTTCATCGTGGGTGTCGGTTATAAATTCTGATTAGCCAGGTAACACAGTGTTATTACAGCCCGCCGGTTCAGGCGGGCTTTTTTGTGGAGTGGATATGGCAGCAGTAAAAATCTCAGGTGTGCTGAAAGATGGTGCGGGAAAACCAATACAGAACTGCACTATTCAACTGAAGGCAAAGCGTAACAGCACCACGGTACTGGTGAACACGGTGGCCTCTGAAAATCCGGATGAAGCCGGGCGTTACAGCATGGATGTTGAGTATGGCCAGTACAGCGTCACCCTGCTGGTTGAAGGTTTTCCGCCTTCACATGCCGGGACCATTACCGTCTATGAAGGCTCCAGACCCGGTACGCTGAATGATTTTCTCGGTGCCATGACGGAAGATGACGTCATGCCGGAGGCATTGCGTCGTTTTGAGGCAATGGTGGAAGAAGCGGCACGCAACGCCGAAGCCGCCTCTCAGAGCGCAGCGGCGGCAAAGAAATCCGAAACGGCTGCGGCATCATCGAAGAACGCGGCGAAAACCTCAGAAACGAATGCAGCTAACAGCGCACAGGCGGCAGCGGCCTCGCAGACTGCATCGGCAAACTCCGCGACAGCAGCCAAAAAATCAGAAACCAACGCGAAAAATAGCGAGACAGCCGCAAAGACGAGCGAAACCAACGCAAAGTCCAGCCAGACGGCAGCGAAAACCAGCGAAACGAATGCCAAAGCCAGTGAAACTGCGGCGAAAAATAGCCAGAATGCAGCAGCCGAAAGCGAGAGTGCGGCAGCTGGTTCTGCGACTTCAGCAGCTGGATCAGCAACTGCTGCGGCTAACAGCCAGAAAGCAGCGAAGACGAGCGAAACTAACGCAAAGTCCAGCCAGACGGCAGCGAAGACCAGCGAAACGAATGCCAAAGCCAGCGAAACTGCGGCGAAAAACAGTCAGGATGCAGCAGCCCAAAGCGAGAGTGCTGCAGCTGGTTCTGCAACAGCTGCAGCTAATAGCCAAAAAGCTGCAAAAACCAGTGAAACTAACGCAAAGACGAGTGAAACAAAAGCAGCAGCCAGCGAGACAGAAGCAACGTCAGCCGCAACAAGAGCAGAGAATGCAGCCCGGATTGCAGAAGATGCCGCTGATCCTGCTTCTGTCCCTCCGCTTCCTGATATCTGGCTACCCTTGAATGATTCTCTGGAAGCGATAACAGGGTATGCCCCGGGCTATAAAACAATAACCATCGGCAGTGATGAAATAACAATGCCTGTTAATGGCATATGCCAATTTAGCCGGGCTTCATCTGCAACGTATATTGATAAGTCCGGGCATATTACCGTGGCAGGGAATAACGTTCCTCGTTTTGAAAAATATGGTTTGCTGATAGAGAATCAGCGAACAAACATGTTCGTAAATAGTTTTAATCCTGATGCCTGGAATAAAAGCGGTGGTATATCTGTAACATCATCAACAGATGAATTTGAGTTTAAATATGGACGTTTCACGGTAGGAAGCGATATAGCAGGAACGACAACAGGGAGAAATATATGCACAGTTGCTGGTAACAAAGGCATAGATGTGACTGGCGATGATCAGTACAGTAAAGGTCCGTATGTTACCGCGTCATTCAGGGTAAGAAGTGATCTCAATGTTCGCGCACGTATCCGTTTTGAACGGTATAACTCGGAAGGATACACCTTCCTTTGCGACGCCTATTTGTCATTACAGACCCATGAACTACAAATTACTGGTGGCAATGCCCAGCTATTAACAGCAAACTTTGAAATCGATCCTGGTAGTGGATGGATATACTTTCAGGCAACACTGAAATGTCTGCCAGAATGGGGAATGGTTGGTACGCAGCTGCAAATTGCAGCCGACAGAGCTGTGGGGTCTTTTGCAACAGGTGACTGGATAGAAGTAACCACCCCGCAATTCGAGTATGGTGCTTGTGCAACTTCCTTCATCATAACGACAACAGAGCCAGCGACTCGTGCATCAGATTTATGTAAATTTCCGCTGATGAAAAATATGTATACCATGCCTTTTACGTTCATGGTGGAAGTCCATAAAAACTGGTTTATTTCTCATAATGCGGCACCGCGTGTCATTGATTCAGAAAATCACCAGTCCGGAGGCCCATTTATTATGGGGTTTGGTTCTTCTGGAACTATTAGTCAGGACGGTTATTCGTATTGCGATATAGGCGGGGCTAACCGACGTGTATATGAATCATGCGGAGTAAGGGATCTCGTTATGGGATTCAGGGTTAAGGCTGACGGCATGACATGCTCATTTGCAAATAAGCATATAAGCACTGAAACAAAAACAGTATGGAAATATATTCGTGAAGCAGCCGTGATTCGTATCGGGGGGCAAACGACGACAGGATTACGACACCTTAATGGTCATATAAAAAACCTCCGTTTCTGGAACAGAGCATTGTCAGATACGCAGCTTAAGGAATACGTATAATGCGGGATATAACATTACGATTCGATAACAGAGAACAGTTTAACGCAATTGTATATGACAGTGGCCTGTTCAGTCTTGAAGAAGAAAACGGGGTTCTTGTTGATGTTATTGGCTGCATTATCGATTACGAGGAGCCAGAAAACGAAAGATGTACAGGCATTGATCGCGGTGGTTTTTTCGTAAACATGAGGATTGTTGATAGCAGTAAAAACATATCTTCTTTAATGCCTTTCATTACGACAGATCAGCATGTAAGGACATGGGCTTAATGGAGTAAGACAATGGTTACAAAAACAGTAATTCCGGGAGACATCACCACGCTAAAGGGAGATATTTCCTCAATTAACGGAAAAGTATCAACGCTTCAGACTGAGATGACCAGTGCAAAGCAGGATATCAGCTCCAGATACACAAAAACTGAAGTTGATAATAAGCTGAAAAACAAACTGGAAGTGAATGCTCTCGAAAGCGGTAATTATGGTGGAGATTTTTACCCGCTGACTGGCCGCGAAGCGTTTTATTTATGGGGGTTGGGCACGACTACTGCGGCGGCAAACCTTTATCTTAATCCTGACCCTGCAATTTCGTCTGTACTGCGGTCAACATCGTCTATCCGCTATAAACATTCAGTAGAGACGATAGATTCAGAGCACGCCGATGTCATTTTCAGGATGCGCCCTGTGTGGTACAGGTCGCAATGCGAAAATGACAGGCGTGACTGGGGGTTCTACGGATTGATTGCCGAGGAAGTAGGAGAAATTGCCCCTCAGTTTGTACACTGGCGACCAGCTAACGAAGATGATGCTCCTGAAGCTATTTCCAGCAATGGCCTTGTTGCCGAAGGTGTAATGTACGAACGTCTGGTTGTTCCACTGATTCACCATATCCAGAAGCTGACAGAAAGAGTTGATGAACTTGAGTCAGAATTAAAGTTGTTATTAACTTCCCGAAGCGATATCGGATAAAGGATGAAAATGGATATAACACCTTTCCTTCATGCACTTTGTGCTGTGGCTGCGCAGGTACTGGTTGGTCTTTTTACCGGAAACTGGGCTTACGGGGCGATAGCCGGTTGTACATTCTTCATTGCGCGGGAACACACCCAGGCAGAATATCGCTGGATTGAAATGTTCGGGCATGGCAAGCGTATGAATATGCCGTGGTGGGGCGGTTTTGATCCACGTGCATGGGATGTGGCAAGCCTGATGGATTTTGCTGTGCCGGTGGTGGCGTGTCTGCTGATCTGGATGTTGATCCGTTAAATATAAAAAGTAAAAAGCCGCAGTAACTTGTCATGATAGGATACTGCGGCTGGCTGGTTAACTTTCGATAGTGCGAGTATTGAATGATTTCCAGCCGTTACCGATTTTACGTGTTAATTAGTGAACAAACCACTCGTCAGCAGACTCCCAGGTATCTTTCAGAGTTTCCTGAACAAAAGTTTTAGCTGAATCTTTATCGGCGGTGCGCGTAACAGAAAGGCCATCGTTGCTGGTGGCTTTTACGATCACCTCTACATCGTCATAACGTTTACTGATGCGTCGGGTTAATTCTTCCTTTAACGCATCCACAGCACCGGTTGGCATTTTAGTCATTTTTTCTTTGGCTATGCAGATTTCAATACGCATAAAAGTCCCTCTATACTGTGTTTGTATACAGTGTTATTTTTAACTGTATGGATAAACAGTGTCAAGAGGTCTTATTTCTGCTCTTTTGGAGCTCTTCAAAACGATTATGTAAAGATTTCGGATACAGTTCGGTATATACCTGCCATAGCACGTTTAATGAACGATGCCCTGTAACTTGGGCGACTTCCTCAATACTAAAACCAGCCTCAAATAAGCGACTTGCCCCTTCTCTACGCAAATCATGGTATCGCAGATCTTTAATACCTAATTTGCTTCTTACCCTCTGAAATCCCGCAGTAACAGAAGTGCTGTTATATGGAAAAATGAATTCCGATTTTTGGGGCTGTCGTTGGACGATATCCCAGGCTTCCCCAAGCAAGGCTACTTTCATGTGGTTGCCTTCCTTTTTGCGTGGATCTTTCCTGTCTCTTACGAGTATAGATTTTTGTTCCTGGTCGAGATCTTCCCATCGTAACCGGCATACTTCTCCGATTCGCATACAGGACCACACAGAAAATTTGAGGATATCAACGAACGGAATTTTTGAGCATTTATGTGTAGATCGTTGTTGAAGACCTTCAATGAGCATGTCCAGTTCATCAGATGCCGGTCTACGATTACGACGGTTTGATTTACCAATCAAACCAAGTTTAAGTAGATATGGACGAGCACTTTTCGCCGGGTTTGATGTGTAATTAATTCCGTATACAGGTTTGGCCGCATCCAGAACACTGCCAAGATAACTAACATCGTGGCTGACTGTTGCTGGACCTGCACCAGCGTTGTTTCTTAGCCTACAATGTTCAATTACGTCATTTTCTGTCAGTTCGGATAGTTTGATCGCGGAGATGTCACTATCCATAAGCAGTTCCAGCACATATCTTTTAGTACGACCTGCTTTACCTCCGGCATTTGGGTCATTTAAATATTTGTGTAGTAAGTCACGGACTGTAAGTCCGTCAACTGCATTTGATGATGGAATGCCATATAGATCTAATTCCATCACTTTCTGTGTACCCCATGTTTTGGCATGGGCATGTTTAGGGAATGTTTTGCTTTCCCTGTAAGTGATAACACCTTTTTCTTTGATAATCACATTACAGCGATAGCGTGGTGTGCCATCGGATTTTAGTCGTTTCTCTATGTTATAGTACGCCAT